AGTTCTTGCGGATTTGTAGTGTGGTTATTACGTCGAAACCTTCTAGCTTCTCAAAGCTCGGATCGAACTCGCTGGGAAGATGGGTCTCATGTACAATAACGACCGAGGGCGGCGGCAGGTTGGGCGGCCACTCTTTTACTTTTTCCCTGATCGCGTTTGTGATCTGGGTTATTCGGTCGTTCGTCTGTCTCATACTGGGTAAAGCGGAGGGAGCTTTTCTTGGGCCACTGTTAGGCTAAGTCTGTCATACCAAGTGGATTCTCTTTCGAGAACTTGCCCCAGTTCTTACCGGCTTGGGCCTCAGACTTCATCGTAAAGTTTATGCCATCTCGGCCTGTGAGAGAAATGGCGAGGCATTCTTGCATGAGCTTCGCCGTGTCAGTGACAATCCCATCTGGAACCAACGCCAGAAAAGAGTCATGTTTATTGTTAATCGCCGGTAATGTTTTGAGCGGTCGCTCGTTGTTATAGCGGTTGACTGCGAGGTGTGTGATACAGCCCACGGTGGACTGAGGAACCCATGAGATGCCTTCCCGGATATAAGAGTCAGTAATAGTACGCTCGAACCTGCGTGGATATCCAAACAGATTACGGAGCTGACGGTTAGTTCTAATCTGAAATTCAATTTCATCTTGCCATTCTATGATTTCGGGGAACAGTGACGCGAAGAAACCAAGGAAGACTTTGCATTCTTGGAGACTGAGGGTAAGAGTGCCATGGCTCTGCTTGAGGGTTTGAAGCTGAAAGGTCCGCTCACGCATTCTATAGGAGGAAGCGTGACAGACCATCTTGCCGATCTTGTATTCTTTATCGGAGGATTTGATTGCTTTGTCGAGAGGTTTCCAATCGGGGTCTTGTTTGAGTTCTGTTGGACTTAAGCTTTTCCAATAAGATGGCGACTTCCCGGCGAGAGGCCATTCGTTCTGCATCTGCTCGCAGAAGATATGAAGCGCGATGAAGGTATGAGGTTTGATGCCCACGTTGAAGAGTTCTCTATAACGGCCCGGTCGCGTAAGGTTGGCGACGATAAGAGCCTCGGCGCCGCTTTGATCGCATTGGACGAATGTGAGGCCCGGCGGGGCGATGTAGATATCGAGAGCTTCCTTGTCGGGATTCTGGAGATTTGCTCCGTAGTCGCCAAGGAATTGTCCGCTTGCTAGGCGAAAGCTTCCTGTGCCAGCGACCTTAAGTGAGGTGAGACAGTGGATGTGTGGAGTGGGCATATCTATTCGCAGGAATAAATCTCTTTAGATACTTTCAAACCCGTTGGCCACTCAGTATTCTTATGAAAGCTATCGTCGAGGATCATGACTTTATTCGTGGGCTGGGCCGTGATGCGACCGTTGTCGAGTTCGATAAAAAGGAACTCTTTGTTCTGCTCGGGATCGTCGCTGAAGCCATCGTCAAAGGGCGCGGCTGTGAAGAGATAGTCTCCGTAGTATATAAGGCCGTCGCAATCTGCCATACAACGCTGACCTCGCAGATAAGTGTACTGGATGGTTTCGAAATTCCATCCGTAGCAATCCCAGCGTTGAGATTGTTTGAGAGACCATTCGCTGGGGAGTATATCAGAGCCGAAGTATAGCGCATGAAGCGGAAGATTACGATAGATCGCTCCGTTCTCCAGTAAGACATGACAGCCCCATGCGCGGCCGGGCGTTGATGTTATGGCGAACCATATCGCGGGCATAAAGCCTTGCGGCTTTTCATGCGTGAAAGCTGTGTCTACGTTTGTGTAGAGATGCTTGGGAAGGTTTTGTGTGAACATATTTTAGAATGTTAAACATCCTCACGCCATCCCACAAACGACGCATTGAACGGGCGACCGTCGTCTGTGAGGTTGAGATACTTGATCGTTGCTTTCTTTTGGAAGTGATAATTTGGGGTAATGAATTCCTCACGCTCTTCGTCGGTGAAGCCTGTGCCTACTTCAAAGCTTACGCCTCTGTTGGTGATGAACTTAAGTGCGCCGAGTTTGCCTTTGCATTTGCCTTCATCAGAGATGACGCGCCCAATGCACTGGAACTCGTCGTCGAGAAATGCTTTGCGCTTTTGGAGATTCATCGTCGAGCGTTCCTTTGTGCCCTGTGGCATATACGATCCGAAGACGCTCTTGATCATTTGGCCTTCGAATTGTTGCTTGAGATATTCTTCGTAACAAGCGTCAAGTTCAATACGAGTCTTGCAAATAGACCACGGGATCATTTCTACGCCAACGCCAGTAGATTCCTTGATGATCTTTTCAAGCAAGAGCATTCTCGTTAAGGCATTATACTTTGGCTCAACGATATCGAACGCATAGAAACTGATATGTTTTGCGTCTTCACCGGGCAGAATGCGATTCACGCCCATGGCGGCGTTGATCTTCTGGAGGCTCATGCCGTGGCAATATAGCTCGCCGTCGATAATATAGTCGTTAAGCGGCGGCGGAAATATACTTTGCAGAACGGCATCATTCCACCGCTTGCCATCGCGTGAATAAAAGCCACGGCCGGGAATGTACATGCACCTCAGGCCATTCAGCTTGGGCATCGAGACCACGTGACCGAATTTTGAGGGGTCATAAATCCCAGCGCGCATGAAGGAGGCTGCGATTTGTGGGTCTTTTTCTTTTGTATCTTTCATAATTTAATATTCCCAAATCCACTGTTGAAATCCTAACATACCTTTCAGCTTAACCATACGACGCATCTCGAAGATCACATCAATAGCGACGTTCTTTGGATGTTTGAGTTTGATTTTATAGAGAGCATCCCCAGCGACACTCGGCGCGCCTTTGTCTGTTGTCTTCTCTGGTTTGTATTTTAGTTGTTCGTGTAGATAACGAACGACTTGATCCGGGCTGCCGGGATTGAGGTCGAAGCCGACTAGGATTTTTAAGATGCGATTGAGTTGCATGTATCTCTCTTCACATCGTCGGACTATGTATCCCCTTTTAACGGGATCGAAGTGCATTCCGTGGAGGGACATGAAGGCGTAGTCTGCGAGAGATCGGCTGGCTTGATTGACAGAGTCTTGAAGTCCAGCGTCGTTTCGGCAGACTTCAATCTGACCATAGTAAATTTCTCTGAGGACAATAACGTCTTTAACATTGTAAGCGCGGAGCTGCTCAAATTGTGCTCGATTGCGAGGATCAAAGTTCCCTGCTTCATCTTTATGGAAGGGTCTGTTAGAAAAAAGCGTTGCTTGATGGGCCAGAGATTTCTCAGCCTCCGGAAAGATTCGATGGCCCGCGACCATGGTGTCATAGATATCATGGCCGAATGGGATCTTGTAGAAGGCGGCGAGGAAGCATAGGTCAAAGAGGGCGTTGTGGATTACGACTCTTCTTTTCTTTAACTCTCTTATGAAGCGCGCAAAGAAAACCACACCCACATTAAGATTGCCGCCCCAATCGTACACAGGGATAGAATAAACAGGACTCTCTCCACAGGCGATGGCGAGACACGTAAGGGTGTTCGTCTTGGGGTGAGTTTCAATGTCGAAGAAAATTGGACCTTCGTAGTCGAAGACACTTGTGCATTCGGCGGCGCGTTGACAGATGACGGTTTGTGGTTCAGGTTGAACTTTTTGGGGGTCATATGTTAGGAGTTTCTTTATGTCTTGTGCGAACCAAAAACTATAGTTACTGCGCTTCGTCGGGGATGTACTCTTGCCGTCGTCTTTATCTAGGATGTCTTCGCCGTCATTGTCTCCCTCCAAAGCGTCTTCCATGCCCCATGCGTCGACGCAGTCTTGAGGCCAGTAAGTAACGATGTATTGGGTTTTATTGAATGAAGTATAGACGACGCCGCGAAAGGCATCTAGGGTTTTTCCTTTAGCTGCTGGTAGATAATCAAGGCTTTTAGCTCCGGCGAAGATGATCTTTGTGATGCCGCTTGGTTTGTTTGCGCCTTTGAAGAAGTCGTCGGCAAAGGTAACGAAGACTTGCTCGGAAGAATCAAGATCAATGGCGTGAGAAGCAAGAACAGAACGAACAAAATCTCCGGCGGGTCCGAGAAGGATACCGTTGTTTTCTTTATCAAAGCGCGAAGGTCCATGGAGAACGAGGGCTATCATTAGGTGGTTAATTTAAGAGAAAAGAAAAGGCAGACTATTTCCGGTCTGCCAGCGGGCGAGTTGGGATGTATGTCTTGAGGAAAGAAACCTCTTAGAAAGTCTCGCTTCTCTCTAAGAGGCGCGTGTCTCTGTGATAGCAACCACTCTATCTCTGAGACTTAGAAGTTATCGGCAAGCGGCGAGGCAGCGCCTTTGACTTGAGAGAAGTCAAACTGGGTGTTGTAGCGTTTGATGATGGCCTCGCCATTCTCGTCGCGCTTGGCGAACTTGAGATCGCGGGAGTTGGAAGGATCGTCGCTGACGTACTCAGGCTGCGACTGGACGAGCATGTTGAAGGCTTGGCCTTCGAGGCTTTTCAGTGCATCAGAAACGTCAATGTCGGAGTAGTCTTCGGGCAGACCATCATACAGACCAGTCACTTGCAGCGGCGTGGCGAGAAGTTCCAGCGCAGAGTCAACGCCGTTCTTGTTCTCAAGCATGATGTACATGTTGCCCTTTGCGCCGAGGGTCTTATAGGTCGTACCGGCGGCAGTGGCGGTCTCGGGCGCAACGATCTCGCACTCACAGACAACCATCTTGAAACCCTTTGCGCTCTGGCGAGTCTCGGTCTTGTGGACGAGAACCTTATAGACGTTGGCGGGGATGAATCCGAGCTTGACTTCAGTACCTTTTTTCATTTTATGTTTTATGTTTTATTGTTTAACTGCGACCGACAAATAGGAGGGAGCTTTCTGTGGGCCAAAGTTTAGGCTCTGTTTTTGAGGACATGATCAATCGTTACTTCGATCATCTTATCCGTAGCATACTGAAAGTCATAATCTCTGACGAGTTGAGTTGCATTAGAGAGAAGACCTTCGTAGTTGTTGACTTCGAAGTTATAGACATAACCATTAACGCTGCCGTTAGAATTCTGTTTGATTTTAAGAACCAAGCGGATCTCGGCTTCTTGTTCGGGATATATTTTATCGTTGAATTCAATTTGTTCGCTCATAATATTAGGGTTTAGCCAATTCAACTGCAATCTTATTCAATGCCTTGACAACACAATTCTCCATGGGATTAGGCAAGCCCCAGAAGATAGGAGTCTTCGCGGTCGTGACGCCATCGGTCTGCGTGGCGAAGAAGTATTGGATCGTGTCGCTGCCTTTCTCTTTCTTCGCATACACGGACCACACAGCGAGACACTCAGACTCGATGCCTTTGTTTGCCCACTCTTTACCTTGGACATAGAGGCGGCGGCGAGTGGTCATGCTGCCGTCGAGACCTTGAATCGGGACGATCTCTTCAAGGCCGGTGATGATGACGGTCTTGTCCAGCGACTTGAGATTGGTGCACAAAGTCTGGATGCCGTCGTTGTAGTTCTTCCAGATGTCGAAGCCTTTGTAGATTTGCTCGCATTTAACTTGCAACTGGTCAATCGCCGCGGTGATTGAGTCGATGACGACTAAGTCTTTCGTGGTGTCTTTCTTGATCTTGTTGAGTTCAAGAGTGAGTTTGTCGTAGCTGTCGATTGGCACAACGAGCTTCTCATCACGCACGCGAAAAGGCATACCCTTTCGCTCGGCGTCGAGGATGACCGTGCGTGCAGGATCTACGTTGCGGAATGATGTAGACTTACCGGCGCCGCTCGGACCGACGAGAGCGATCAGAGTTTTGGGCCATTGAGGTTTTACTTGAGGGGATGTTTCTGTTGCCATATGTTTTATTTAAGCTTGGTTACATTACCAAGAAAGGGGTTCATACTTCACGATGTCGCACTCAGAGAGGAAGAGTTCGACCTGCGTGGAGTTGTCTGCAAAGCAGAGACGTTTGAATGGGCAAGAAGGGCAAGAGTTAGTGAGCTTGCCTGTGGGTGGCGGAAGCTTATCATGGGCCATAGCTTGGTTGATATGCTTGGAGAAAAGCTCGATTCTTTGTTTTAACTCGACACCGAACTCTTCAAGCTGCTCCGCGGAGAAACTCCAATCGGGGCCGGTGCGCCATGCTGGGGCTGGTAGAGAGATCTGGACGACGAGCGTGCGTATCACCATGCGACGATACCATGCAGCGTTGGCGTAGTTGATATCGTCTTTGAATATCTCATACGCAAAACGCTGGAAGATATAGTAGTAGAAAGAGAACTGCGTGTCGCCTTCATAGGCCGCGACTGCGTCTTTGAATGCGTACTTGCGCGTTGTCTTATAGTCTGTGATCTGAAGGATTCCCGCTGGGGTTATGCTGAGAAGGTCAACCGTTCCGACATAGGCAAACGCGGGATGCTCTACGATAGGAAAGTTGAAGTGAAACTCAGCCCCGCGATTGTCGCCGAATTTTAAAGGCGTCGGGAGTTGTTGAAGAGGCGCGGCCGTCAGGGCTTTCTTGATCTGATCTTGATCTTTGTTCGGCAGGTTCTTTTCCTTCGCCGCTTTGAACGCTTCGAGACAGGCGTCTTGCCACTTCTCTCCGCTCCGATCGAAGGCAATGTTCTCTGCGAACTTGTGAATGATCTTGCCGACAGTCAAGGCGGTGATATCTTCTTTAGGCTTAAGGCCAAGAAAGACTGTGAGAAACCAGCGGCGCGGACAAGCTGAGATCTTTAAGCCAGATGCGTTGATTGGGATTGTTGCAGGAATGCCTTCATGAGGCAGATCTTTATAGGTTAAGTTCATATTTTTTGAGGGAAAAGAAAAGCTACTCGGCGCGCCGTCCACAGGAAAAACCTAAACCTGCTGCAAGAACAGCTTGCATAACGCACCGAGTAGCTAGAGATTATTTCTTATATTGAAAAGTAAAGCCACGGCATTTCTGGCCGCGATACATTTGATGACAGACGGCGGCAGGATTTACCTTGAGAGCTTTGGCTGCGGCTTTTGCAGAAGGATATTCTTCTCCGGTCTCAAGACATATGACTGGCTTACATGCATTATTACCGGGGCGTTTTTTCTTTAGAACTTTCACTTCTTAAATTTGAAGTTCTGGGTTTGATTGATGATAGCTTGAACGTCTATGCCTTTGAGGAGAGGATCGTTTAGGAGGGAAGCGAGATCGGTGCCGGTTGGGCGCGTGTGCGGAAAGTGTTTGAGCAGAAACTTCTCAAGCTCTTTGTCTGTCATCTCTTCGACGGGTTTAGGAAGGCCCAATAAGAGATCGAGTTCGTTGAGGGATTGGTTACTCATGTTATGGTGATAGAACAAAGCTTGCGTGGGAAACCGACGAGCGCTGCTTGCGCATCTCGTTCTGCTTGCTCGGGGCTAGTGGCTAATCCAAGACTCGCCCAATTACCAGAGCCGTCTCGGTTTTGTTTATAGACATAGAAGTAATATGTCTTGGGTTTTGGTGGTGAATCTGGAAGAACACAGCCAAGTATAATTTTCATATAACAATACAACAGAGTTTCTTGCGCGCTGGGTTTTTCTCTAAGAGTGCATCATGTGCTTCTTCCGGTGTGGAATATAGCGGGGTCGTGAACCATAAGCCAGAGGGCATATACTTATAAGCATAGAAGTAATGCTCCTTCGGCGGCGGCTCTTGATCTTTGGAGGATGCGTATGTGATTCCTTCGTTGTTTGATGTGGCACTCATATCATTGGTTGTTTCTATACTCTTCATATAAGTTATTAAATCTTTCCGATCTTTTTCTGATGTTAGCGGGGAGTCTATCAAAGTCATAATCTCGCCGGGAGAAAGCTTCAAGTCCGATATTCCATGCGGCGTAAACATCCCTTGGTTGTGGATTCTTGACGCGCTGGGCAAGACAGAGCCTGAGTTCGAGCCAGCATAGATGCGCTTTAGCACAGCGCCGCGCTTCGGTTGGAATATGTCTCTGATCTTTTTCATTAGGGAAATGCTGGCGCCAGACGCTGCGTTTGATTTGATATCGTGAGAGTTCACCATGTTTGCCTTTTGCTTTGTCGTTGTCACCGCTTTCGATCTGACTTATTGCCCTAAGCTTCGCGTCGAAGTCTTGTTGCAGGGCGATGATTGTTGTTTCTGTTGCGAGTAATGTTAGACCTAGCATAAAAGGTTTCATAGTGGAGGCCAGAAGTATGGTAGGTTGTCGGGAATGTTTGGAAACTTTGGACCATAGAACTCAGGTTTCTTCCGAATGAGATTACTCTGATGTGTCTTGTGTAGATAAGAGCCAAGCCAATGAGGCTGGATGATGTAAGGATAAGTGAGAATCTCTTTCTCGAAATGAGGAAGTAGATTGTCAACATAGCCCCGGCGGCGGGCTTCTTGACAGATTTTTATAGAGTAAAGACAAAGCCAAGCTGGATAGTCTCGCACCATGCGCACGGCGGGATGACTGCGCCAGCCGGTTGACTTACCTTGGATGGTGTTGAGGATCTGATAGCTCTCAACGCGCTGCTTCATGAGGCGCTGTGTGTCGAGGACGCGGGCGCTTTGTTCGATGTCTGCGTAGGGTAGGAAGATTTGCATTTTGTGGTTGTGTTTTATTCATCACTCCAGACCTTTCAACATCTCCTCACTCATCTTCATCGCGATGAGTTCGTTGGGCGTGGTCTCGATGATGATTGTGTTGTCTTGCATTGCGAGCTGCCGGGCGAACTTCTCCGCACTTGAAGTATAGTTCTGCCAGCTTGCCTGACTTCCCACTTCGCCGCTGTTGACGAATGAAATGATCTCTTCGCGGAAGATCTCTTCGTTGAATGTGAAAGGATCTTCGTCGCTGCCGCCGAGGAGAGGTGTCATTGCGTCGAGGATATTATCAATAGGCTCGACAAGTTCGATGATGAGGTTGACTTTGCGGACGGAGATCTGCACCTTTTCTTTTAGCTCGTCGACGATGGGGATATCGTCGGCGTCGATTGTGCCTTGAAGAACCCCGACACCTTTGTCGTTGATGAATGCTTTGCCTTGTGACAGGCGAGCGCGTATGGTTTGAGGTTGCTGCCTGAGTGTTAAAGAATTGATGGTGGCTTTCTTAGAAGGGATCTTAGAGAGCTTAATCACTAACTGTGCAAACTGCACAGCATGCTTGATGTCGTAGTATGGCCAGCCTTGCTTGCGCTCTGTCTTGTTGAGAATGCTGTCTGCTTGCTTGAGCAGAGCGGCTGGGTCGTGTTGTTGTTTTGTTGTGTTGAATATGTTCATTTTGTTTTGTTGTTCCATTCTTCTATTGCTTCTTGCGTGCGTCTGATAACACTTGCTTCACCAGCTGCGACTGTTCCTATGCGAGATGCACAATCACGGAGTTCATTCCCCGCCTCCTCCAACCGCTTGATGCGGTCGTTGGCCGCATTGAGTTCGCGTTCGAGTTCAGCCGCGAAGTTGCTGTTCACCCAGTCTCCCATGAAATGGTTAACTCCACTCCTTTTGGCATCCGTCCTCGGTGTATCACTCACAGCTTGGCCTCCTTGGCTTTGTTTCTATTTTGATTGATGAAGCTAATTGGATTTGCTGAAAGCGTCTGCTTACCGCAATGGATGCATTTCCATTTTCTTTTAACATTGAATGCAACGTCCCAGTGAGAATGTGAGCCATGGAAACTGTCGTTTAGCGGTTGCCAATAATGAGAACACGCAATTCCAAGAAACCGTTTGAGTATCTTTCCAATACAATTCATTGCGCTCACAGCTTGGCCTCCTTGGCTTGTTCGCTGTTCATAGTTCATTCTCCTTATCATACTCCGGCAATTCAATCTCCCCTAGCTCACGCTTGAGAAGTAGATTACGCAGCGCTCGGACATTCCCAAACGTGAATGTCTCGTCGCCGAAGTGTTCGCGCTCGCCAATAGGTGTCCAGTTTTCTTCTTCGATGATGGCCGAGGCGACACATCGAATTTCCTGCACACCTCGTTGTTGTAATGAGAGAGTCTTCAGACCGAGTTCGTTAATGCGGAAGTATAGATCCTCACGGAAGCTTCCCTCTTTAACCATCTTGAGGAGATCTCTATTCGTCGCGAACACGAAGCGGCATTGAATCGGAACGGGATCAACAGCTCCGACGGGCAAGACTGTCTTATCCTGCAAGACACGCAGCAACTTAGCTTGATGCGACAGCGGCAACTCGCCTATCTCATCGAGGAAAGCAGTGCCCTTGCCGACTGCTCGGAGAAAGCCCACGTCGCCTCTGCTCTTTGCGCCCGTAAAAGCGCCAGGCATGTAGCCGAATAGTTCTGATTGGAATAGTGTGTCTGTCAAACCAGCCATGTTCATAGCCTTGAGAGGCTTTCGTTTGTGGGCAAGAATCCTTGCGATCAACTCCTTGCCTGTGCCCGATGGGCCTTCGATCAGAACGTTGTATCTCTGCAAGCTTTCTTCCGCATATGTCATCGCGGAGTTGAGCATCTTCTTCGTGGCAGGATCTTGCGTGGCATAGGACGAAGCGACATTGTGGATACTGTTCTCCTTCAATGCATCGCCTGTGATCTTGAGGACATCCTTGCGGATGTTATCAAGGAAGCTGTCGGCGGCTGTGGTATTGAGGACGTTTGCGTGGATGTTCATTGTTGGATTGATTTCTTTTTAGACTTTCTCTTACTATATAAAGACGGACCGGGATTTCTTAGCTTATAAGACATGATCGCTTTGCGCGCGGCGGCGAGTTCATCTCTATCAAGATACTCCTCGTCGACTGATCCTGTCTTATGTTTAGGCTTAAACTGTTCACCTTGTTGATGAAAGCGGCTCATTTTTTTAGCGTTAGTTTTCTTAGCTCACACTCTAGCTGGAAGATTCTATTGTGTTGCTTGTTGACGAGGTTAGTTAGCTCACTGATCTTGCGCTCATAGTATTCATACTTTGACGGCGTGCGCTGGATGTTTGAGATCAGGCCGCGCGAGACTCCAAAGTGCTCTGCGATTTTAGATTGTGAGAGTTCGGGATGCTTCTGTATAAAGCTTTTGATCTTCTTCTTCTCTTCGATCGAGAGATAATAATTTTTTCTCTTTAGGTCTTGTATTTTTCTTTCGTACATAGTGGTTAGTCCTTTCCTGCAGGTGGTTTATAATTAAATGCTTCTTGTCGTTTGATCTCTTTTAGGTGTGCTTCGAATGTGTCTGATAGTTTTTTAATCTTTGTGTGTAAGGTATCTAGTTCATAACGTTGGCATTGGTTAGACTGTAGGAAGTCTGTCTTCTCGTCATCAGTCCATCGAGATCCACAGCGCCATTGGATATGCTTGTATTGATTTATTGTTTCCAGTTGGCCGCAGCCCGGGCACTTAGGGCCACCTGTTGCTTGCCATGCATAATAGCTCATATGTTTTAGTTAGTTTCTACAAGTTCTTCTTCTTCTTCTTCCTCCTCCTCGTCCGTCTCGATCACACCCGTGGACTCAGCGGCGGCGAGATCTTCTTCTGTTAGTTTGACGGCGGTCGCTCGATCACGAAGAGCTTTCTCTAGTTCGCCAGCGAGGTCGACGTTTGAGGAGCCAATGGCGTCGACAGACTTAAGCTTTCGTGCAAGCTTCGGCGCCATGTGATCGCTAAGGATTGTGCCTTCTGGGACATAGATGTCTTGCGTCGTGTCGGTTAGAGTAGTGATACGCACGCAGCGACCAAGAGCCTGTGCAAATTCCTCTGCCCAATAGGTCATCGTGCTCATGACACTACGCGGCCGAGTGTGGTTATAGCGATGGTCGAGACTGATACCTGTGCCACCGCTTGACAAGGTATAGATACAGAACTCAGTCTCTCCGTTGAGGAAAGCTTGCACGTTCTCGTGTCGTTCTTTCTGGTTCTGATTGTGAAGCTTCATCTCTCGAAGCTTCTCATTCCTCTGTGCGAATGCATCCTTTGTCATCTCTCGGAAGATACGTTCGGAGGTATACTTGATGCCCTTGTGGAAGGCGCGGAATTCTTCCTTCGTGATCCCGATGTCATCCGCCTTAGGCTTGCGGGCTTCGTCTGGATTGTCGAGAATCCACATGCCCATCTTGGCTGCGATCTCTGCCGCGCGTGTTTCTGGTAAGAGATCCTCGGGCTTGATCTCTCGATTGCCGCCCCAGATTAGAGAGATTTTTTGTTTAGTAAGACCTTTGCTCTTGAAGTATTCACTATCACAGAGCTTCATCACTAGTTCCTTGAGAGTCTCTGTGAAGCGAATAGCAATGACAGGCGCATAGCCGTTTTGATGGGCATGAATTGCGTCGGCGACCCATGTGTCTACGGTTGCAAGCTCGGCCGCTCGGGCCATGACCATGAAGGCAACCATGACTTGACCTTGTGGATCTATTGAGCGGCCTGTGCGTTCGAGAGCTTCAAGATAATTCTTCATCGCGTTCTTGAGCATCGCTTTGTTCGCGGGGTCAGTGATCTCGAAGAGCTTGACTTTGTTAAGAGCCTTAACTTTCTGAGGATCGCCGGGCGGCTTGACGAAGCGGTCGCCGATCGCAGCGCCCCATCGTTCGAGAGCGGCAGCGTTAGCTTGTCGAGGATCGGCGCCGAGTGTTAGAGTTCGAGCGAACTCAGGGAATGTTTCTCTCGTCAAGGGTCGAGCGCCATATTGTAAACGCATCGCGATAGACATGAACATTGTGTCCCATACTGTCACGGCGGGCGTCGCGGAAGTAAAGACCCAAGTGATTTCTGGGAACTGAAGGAAGGCTTCGAGATATTTTGTACGCTTAGACTTCTCCTTCTTGATCTCCTGACACTCGTCGAGGATGATAAGCTTGGGCGCAGCAGACGCTGGCAGGTTAAAGCGGATGACTTTAGTTGCTTGACCAAAGACATCCACGACTTCCTCTTTGAAGAAGTTTCTGTTTTTCGCAGAGAAGACTTCGTTGTAAGACCACACGTCCACAGCGAGTCCGACAGATTCGAGACCTAGTTTCTTGAGGGTATCGCGGAAGTCAAGCACGACAGACTTTTTGGTGACGATTAAGATAGGCGGAAAGAGTCCGAGAAAGTTACAGAACTTCTGAGGGTCATGCTTTTGTAGCCACAGCGCGAGACCCGCTGCGATCCAGCTCTTACCTTTGCCTGTGCCGAGTGGAACAAGAGAGCCATTGAGGTTCTTGTTATACAATACATCAAGCAGCGCCGCGATGGCTTTCTTCTGCTGGGGCTTGAACTCTAGCCCGTTGGGAAGCTTGATGTCGATTGTGCTGTAGGTTCTTTTTTCGCGAAGCGAGAGTTCTTCCGCGAGACGAAGAGCTTCCTTTTGCTGGCGCGCTGGGGCTTGATTAACCCAGCCCTGTAGAAATCCTAGCAGCGTAGCATAGTCGAGCTTGACTGTTGGGATTACGGCGAGAGAGAGTTCCTTCTGGAGAAAGTCCCAATCAAATGGCTCTCTGCGATACAGATCAGTAAGCTTCTTAGCTTGCGCCCGGGCGGTCGTGAGGGCGGTCTGTTGAAGCCTGTCTTCTTTGCTTGTGTATTGAGGTTCCGTTTGGACAGGTTTCTTTATCCCCGAAGGAGTAGCGAATATGTTCATGTTATAGTAGTTTTGAGATCACTTCTTCAGCGTTCTTGAATCCGTATGCGGTTGGGGTTTTGCTGATAAGACTTACGTATTCGCCGAAGACGATACTCTCGGCTGTGGGTTTGTCAAGTTGCACATAGGATCTGTTGATGTTGTCGCGTTTATTAAGCAAGGGCGTTAGCTTTTTCTGCAGAGCAAGCATCTTATCCTCCAGCTGTTGGCGTATCAAGACGTTCTTCTTGGTGGCTTTGTCCATTGCTTTCTTCAGGCGCAGGGATTCTTTGATTGTCTTCTGTTGTAGGGCTTTGTTCATAGTTTAGGATGTTTCTTGTGTCTACGATTTTTAGTACTTCTTCGAGAGGGAAATAGCAGTTGATGTTGTTGAATGCGCCTTTGAGGGCGTCGTTGAGCTGTCGAGATTTGTTGAGATAGATCTCTTCGCCTTGTGAAGTGATCGCGATGGCGACCTCTGTTGCCTTCTGTCTGTTGAAGAGCTTAGCTTTAGCGAGTGCATCACTGATCATCTCTACACGGAGATCTTCTGCTTTCTTCCGGATGTAGGATATGTCAGAGGCAAGGTGGTTTGCACGAAGGATTCTTCTTCTTTCATCCGAAAGATTCCAATCGGTGGCGTCCCAGATGACAGAGTAAGAGAATCCGTCTTCGTTGATTCTCTGAATATGGAGATGCTCACTTGCGCAGTGAGCCTTAACCCAGTCGGCTGTTTCATTTGTAGCAACAATCGCATGGGCAAGATTATTCCCGCCAGTTCGGCGGATGAAATGCCCTCGCTCTGCATCGACATGACAAGAGCACGATGGGAAGAGCAATCCCCAGAGTTCTTGTGGAGTGATTTCTTGGACGTCTTCATTTTGAGGCGGCATAGACTTTACGGAGATGAGATGGTTGAATACCTAGTTCTGCTCTGTATTTAGCGATAGTGCGCCGGGCGATTGTGTTCTTGAGGAGTGTTACAATGTCCTCATCGCTTAGTGGGCGAGATTTGTCTTCGCATGAGATGATCTCTGCGATTTGATTTTTTATTGAGAGGTTACTTTGCATGGTGTTTTGTTCATGGTTTACGATAGCACTGGTGAAGAAAAATCTTAGTTCATATGTTCCGCGCGGAGTAGAGATGTATTTGTTACAGACGGCTCTGCTCACGGTGGTCTCGTGGATCTCACAGACCGTCGCGATCTGAGCCATCGTGAGCGGCTTGAGATCTTTGATCTGGCCGCTGCGGAAGAAGTCTTGTTGATAGTCTACGATTGCATTAGACACGCGGCCAAGAGTAGACTGGCGCTGCATGATAGATCGAATGAGAAACTTTCCCATCTTTACTTTGTCGCGTACGAACTCCCGCTCGGCGGGCTTGAGCTTGTGGAGATAGCTTAGAACGTGATCGTTGATCTTGTAGACAGGAAGTTTCTCGTTCGGGATATCTATTGTGCCGTCGTCGCGCAGAAAGATCTCTGCGTCTTTCGGCGTGTGCGTTGAAGATGCGAACTCTGAAGCGGGATTATAGTTTAGTTTCGAGAGTTGCTTATAGAGATTCTCTATGGTTGTGAAGGTCTCGTTGTATTTCTTCGCGAGTATCGGGATTTGGCGTCGAGTGAAGAGATCTTCGTCTTGTTGGAGGATTTGATAAGCTAATGAAGAAGGATCTAATTGAAGACATAAGCAATCTGCAAGACTCAAAGCGCCGAGGCCTCGTGGTTCGAGAGTGCGGATAAATCGCAGAGCTTTTCTCTGTTCTGCCGTGAGAATGTCTGGATCATGTAGGAAATATCCTCGCTCGTTAAGAAGAGATATGACAGAGAGATCATGACCCGCGAGAGATAATTCTTTCTCTAAGTATTCTTCTAGTGTCTCATCTCGGCCGGGATTATTCTCTAGCGGATATTGCTCTTTGTATGATGGAACATTATCCGAGAGAGAAGTCCACTGCATATCCGCCGGGAGTTCGGCTTTGTCGTTCTCGTAGGATATGTCTTCTTCTGCTTGATTATTGTCAAGCATCTCGACGCATGGATTGTCGTTGATGAACGACTCCATGATAGATCGCAGGTCACAAAGTGGAGCCTGAAGAAGTGCGAGAGACTGTTGCAGTTGTGGACTCAGTATCAAAGATTGAGTCTGCTGCGTGGAGATAGAAATTTTCATTGTCTGGCGGTTGATACAGACTATTGCGATAGAGCCTAAAGTGTGCCAAGTTTTGGCATACCTGAACTGAGCACACGTTAAGAACTAAAGAAAAAAGCCTCTGTGAGATTGCTCCCACAGAGGCTTCGTGATGTTGATTGTATTGCAGATTACTTCGTGAGGAAGTAAAAATTACACGGTCTTCTTCTTGGCTTCGCGCTTGGCCTTCGCGCTGGCGAGTTCGTTGGCCTTCGCGAGGAGCTGCGCCAGAGAGGCGATAAGGTTAGCCTGCTTGGCCACGGCGGCATCCTTGTCGGACACGCCCAAAGAGCGAGCAGTGTCGTCGTTCCATTCGCCAGCGAGAGCGAACACAATCGAGCCGATCTCAGAGCGAATGCCTTCGATCTTCTTGAGGACAGACTTTTCGGTCTCACGGTCGGCGCTGACGCCGTAGATGAAGGCGGCGAAGTAGTCCGGCGTGTTGCCCTTGCTGAGATAGGCTTCAGAAG